ATAGAGCAGATGAAAAAAGAGATTGCCTTTGAAGGTAATGATGATGAGGATAAGTTAAGACAGATACCAGAGATAGTATTGAGAGAACAAGTACCAGAGCTATATCGTAATATGTGGTTTGTAGTACAAACTGTTTTAAATCCTATGTTCAATGCAATATGGCAAAGAGACTGTAAAGATCCCACTACCATACAAATAGCCAACTACAACCTTAGAGAAAAGAAACAGGGTGCTTGGCACCACGATGAGAGCTCTGATATTTCTGTGGTCGTGCCGTTGAATACGGGTGACTACGAAGGAGGTGGGACCGCCTTTCATAACTATGGTGAGATTGCACCGCTGCCCACAGGCCACGCATTAATGTTCCCAAGCTTCACTAACATGCACAAAGGATTGCCAGTAGGATCCGGCGATAGATACCTTTTAGTATTCTGGCTCAGTGATAAGAAAAGAACAGTAGATCTGTACGAATCCCTTACCTAAAAACTCCCTAAAATAATTAATGTTTCTTTGTGCAAATACTTGCACATTTGTACATTATTGCTTATAATAGATACGTGAGAGAGATTAACAAAGGAGAAAAAATGGTGAGAACAATCGATATGTGGATTTATCAAAACATTACTACTGGTCCTGCTGCGCTGCTGGTTGCCTTCGCAATACCCTTGACCTTGTGTGCTTTACTAGGGAGGTTAGCGTAATGAGAGAACACAAATGGAATGACGCAAGATATATTGGAATAGATATTGGAGACAAGATTTATTACAAAGGAGACATGGCTAATATCAGTGGCTGGGGTGCTGTTACCAAGGTTGATCCTTGTGACCATTATGTCGAGACAATAACTCTTGAGTTGGAAGACGGGAGGGTTCAAAAAGTTAACCCTTATATGTTAGGTGCTCAAATTTACGGCAGTGAGCCAATCTATGGCCAGGGCGGTTTGAAAAAACATGTGGTGGCTTATAAAAAACAGTGGGAGAAGGTTAATGGAAAAACTTAATAAAAAGGAGAAAGAAATGGAATACAGAATAGATATAGATCACAAAGGAATAATGGGCTGGGGTTATGACAGGCAAAAAATGATAGTAAAAAACTTAGAGGATCTAAACACTAAGATTAAAGATGCTACTGAAAACATTGGAGAGCACATAACAGAGATGTGTGTAGCAATAAAAATTGAGGAGGTAGCGTAATGTTCATATACACGACAAAACAAGAAATAGACTTGCTAACCAAAGACGCTGAGATCACTTTAAATCTCTGGCTTGGTTGTGGTAACAAGAAAGGCCAGGAGATCTACAGAAAAAGATATACAGATCTTGCAGCTGAGATCTTAGAGCTGTTACAACTAGATTATGAAATAGCAAACGGAACTTAATACAAATCATGTAACTCTACAGTCTGGACTCCATCCAGGTTGTAGGGTTTATACTCATCATTCTCTTTACACTGCAATAATAAATTTAATGCTTGCTCATTCTTAGATCTAGCATATTCCAGAGCTTCATCTGACATACTATAAACCGCATAAGCAAAGGGATGTACTTTCTCTTGGGCCAGGAAGTTAAAGGTCCCGGCTGGCAATCCAGCTGCATTACAAGCGTCTACATAAAGAGCTGCTTGCATGTGATAGTTGAAGCTATTGATCGCTTGTTTAAATCCTCTGGGCGAAGCGTCACGCGCTGTCTTAAGATCCCAGACATCTTTATTGTTATACCAATCCAACCTACATTTGAAAGGATGGCCATGGTGCATAAACATAATGACGCACTCAACCTTATGATCTGGTTTGGGTATATATTCTTTTACAATCTCTCTGCGTTCCATGCAGATGTCATATAGATCCTGGGTAATTGGTGTGCGGCCTTCAACTGTAGTTAAGAAGTCTTCATACTCAGCCTTACCTACTTTGGTTCTTCTATCAATAGGTGGCTGGATCACAAACTCTTCATTGAACTTATGGTGTTCCAGAAATACGGTGTGCTGCACTCTGCCTTCTAGTAATGCTGGTGAGGGTGCAAAGCCTTTGCTGTACTTCCAGTTGTAAGCGCACTTTAGCGCAGCTGTAAGATCGTGAGATCTAAACGCTGGGATCTCTGCATATACTTCATAAGGTATGTTCTCATATACTCCGGGCTTAAAATCCATTGCTATGCTCCTCTGTTTCCTGCATCTCTAATACCAATCTATTGGTATACCATTGTGCTTTAAGCATGTCTTCCAGGCCCTTCTTCATTTCATAACGCCATACATATTTAATGATGTTGCCTTTAAGATATCCGTGGAAAGCATCTGGCTTCATAGATGATTTGATGGCCGATATACATTCTATATCGCCGCTTTTGTAATGGTTAGGGTTTACTGGATCGTTCATTTTATTCTGACTCCTAATCGTGGTTTTTTTCTTTTCTTGGTAAATAGACTTCTACAAATGCTTCACATTTTGGGCATGATAGGTTTGTAACCATACCAAATTCTGTGTCTTCATCATCCATTTCATGGTCGCCACCCCAAATAAGATTTTCTTTACAGTGCCAACAATTCATTTGATCTCCATATAAAAGGTGCGGGTAGTTTTCTTGAGGTGTGAGAGTCGGAGAAAATACTACCCGCGGGGGTGTGGCTTAAAAAGGGATCTTATCCTCAAAATCAGAGGAATTATCCTTTTCAGCCTCAGAAACTAATTCTGATAGGTTTTGCAAGTCTTCACTTGGCTCTTGTTTGAATCCTGCTGCTTCGCCTTTTCTTTTGGCTGCTTGCAATTCAAAACTGGCTTCAATATCTGTTTGCATCCACATAGGTAGATCAGTAAAGATATCGCACATTTTTTTACTTTCGTCACTCATCTGTCCTGTCCATTCTTGACAGTAGACATCTAGGTCAAAGCCAGATGTTGCATTTACTGTAGGAACTTTTTGAACTCCACCGTCTGGTTTGTAAAGACCAACAATTTTTGGATTGCCACCTTTAGTAAGACCAACTTCTACGTTTGCTGTGCAACCAAGTAGTTTATCTATATTAAAGCCAGCTAATTCTTCTTCACTAAACTGTCTTCCTCTCCAGGACACAAGATCTTTTCTTAATGCCGCTGACTCAAACAGTGATGCTGTATATATTTTAGATACAACAAATGGTTTTCCGTCATTCATTTTAGTAGGGTTGCCTTCATGTTCTGGCAACTCTTGTCCATCTATGTCTAAAGACTTATTTACTTCAAAAGTAATATGTACTCTTTTCTTTTTAGATGTCACGCCTTCATATTCTTGTTCTGTAGTTCCCATATCGATGATACGATAGCAGGTCCCAGAATAAAGTCCTGGTGATAGTTTCTCAAAGTCACCTTCTGTTTTTATTGTTAAGCTCATAAATTCACTCCTCTTTGTGATTGCTAATTTTAATATTATTGTGTAACATTGTACATACTTTGGCAAAAAGTGCAATATTTAATTAAGAGAGGAATTGATGTCCCTAAAAATAACCAGACCTACAACTAAGAATTTTGACAAACCATTTACAACAGATTACCTATACGAATTCGAGCGTTTTCTGAATGACAATGGTTTGGAACCCGAACCCAAGAAGGGTTTGGTCGCCGATGGCTCTATAGGTCGAGCTTACATCAATGTCGGTGGCCAAAGAAAGTTGGTAGGTTGGTATCAGCTGTGGATAGATCAATCAGTCCCATTCGGACGGTTGGGTGACTATCGAATCGCAGCTGACCAGCCTACTGCTATCTGGAAGCCGGAAAACCAGCAAAGAATGAAGATCACTAAAGAGCAGAAGGAAGAGATTAAAGAACTACAACGCCAGGCAGAAGTTAAACAGGCAGAGAAGCAATCAAAGGCTGCTGTACGCGCCCAGGCTGAGTGGGACAAGGCGATACCATGTGAGAAGCACGATTACCTTATAAAGAAGAATGTTTTGTCATACGGGCTTAGAGTTAACGCTTCTGGGCAATTGGTTATCCCTTTATATGACAAACAAATGAGTATTGTGGGCCTACAGTTTATAAATGCAGACGGCAAGAAGATCTTTTTACCGGGATCTAAGAAAAGCGGAAGCTTCTTTATATTAGGTAAGGAAATACTTAAAACCGCTAATATAATTAACTATGCAGAAGGATATGCAACAGCTGCATCTATATTCGCTGACTTTTCACAGCCAGTCATAGTGGCATTTGATGCCTATAACTTATCGCCTGTTGCAGAGGTGATGTTCGAGTTTTTTGCAGATCGTAAGCATGTATTTATAGCTGATAATGATGATAGTAAAACAGGTGAGAAGGAAGCTGCCAAAGCATGCCAGATCATACTTAAACAAAATGGTTTAGCTGAGGTTCTTATGCCTCAGAGCAAGGGCGACTATAATGACCACAAGAATGATGATGCAGAAGCACTTGACGGCGAACTAATCCCGGCACTTAACAAACTTGACTTAGCTGTGGAACACGAATTTCAGCGCAGTGCAAGCGGACGCTTTTTAAACACTAAGGATAATATATCCGGTGTGTTGCAAACACATGGTGTGGATGTGCGCTACAACGTCATCAAGAAACGCATGGAAATTGACATACCTAACACCAAGTTTATCGCTGATATGAAGGATGAGGCATCGCTTATAGAGATCGAAGATCGCTGTATCAATATGGGGATCCCACACACAAAGGTCCGGGATTATCTTAAGATCTTGGCACGTGAGTATAATCCTGTTAAGGAATGGATCGATTCAATACCTTGGGACGGTCATTCAAGGATGCAGGGATTCTTAAATAGCCTGGTGACACACGATAGTAACCAATTAAAAGAAATGTTAATGCGCAAGTGGCTTATCTCATGCTTGGCCGCTGCTTACGAAGAGAATGGCGTTGAGCTAGAGGGTATATTAGTCCTACAGGGCGCACAGGGATTAGGTAAGACCTTATGGTTCAAACGCTTATGCGACTATGACAGGGGTTGGCTATTAGAAGGAGCAACGCTGAATCCTAGTGATAAAGACTCGGTAAAGCGAGCTGTATCTCATTGGATAGTCGAGCTAGGAGAGATAGAGAGCACGTTTAAGAAGTCAGACATAGACCAACTCAAGGCGTTCGTCACGGCTAAGACAGATGAGCTTAGATTGCCGTATGACAGAGCATTTACTACTTACCAAAGACGTACGGCTTTCTACGCCAGTGTTAACGCTCGTGAATTTTTGACGGACACGTCTGGTAATCGTAGATTCTGGGTTCTGGCTGTCAAAGACATTGATGTTAATCATGGCGTGGACATGCAACAGCTCTGGGCTGAGGTCAAGGAGACAATGTATATTAAAGGCCAGAAGAATTGGTTTCTATCACCAGATGAGCGCGAGATGCTCAACGAGAGTAATGAAATTTATAGGACGCAGTCGAGTGTTGAAGATCTATTGCTGGAACATGTGGACTTTGAGTCTGAGTTCCCTAAAGCAGTGCAGATGACTAAACTACTACGCGACCTGGGGATCAAAGCACCGAGGATGCCGGACTTCAAAGAAGCGGCTCGTGTCTTACACGATAGAGGCATAGAACCACGAAGATCCAATGGTCGGAAGGTCTATGACCTTACATACACTGCTGTCGATAGCGATAACTACACGGACTTCAGCACTAAGTTCGGAGACAACTAATGATAAGAATATTACAAGGTAATTGTATGGATACACTCAAGACTTTAGAGTCAGAGAGCATTAATACATGCGTTACTAGTCCACCTTATTGGGGATTGCGTGATTATAATGGAGAAAAGGAACAGCTAGGCTTAGAGGCTACTCCACAAGAGTTTGTAGACAACTTAGTAGCTGTATTTCGTGAGGTTAAAAGAGTATTGCGTAAAGACGGCACTCTTTGGCTTAATCTTGGTGATTGTTATGGACAACAAAATGGAAAAGGATTCAACACTAACGCTAATACAGGATATACAAACAGATCAACAGAAATGCAGAAAAAGTTTGGTGATATTAAGCTAAATACAGATCTACCTGCTAAAAATCTTGTAGGAATACCATGGAGGGTTGCACTTGCATTGCAAGAGGATGGATGGATATTACGCCAAGATATTATTTGGAGTAAGCCCAATCCTATGCCAGAAAGCGTCAAAGATAGATGCACTAAAGCACATGAATACATATTTTTGTTAAGCAAAAGTCCTAAGTATTACTATGATAACGAGGCTATTAAGGAAGACGCTAAGTTTCCTGGTGGACCTACTGCTGCACATGCTATTAAAGGATCTACAGATCCTAAGATGGCTACTAGAGGTGGTTTACATAAGATAGGTGCTAACCCTAAGAGAAACAAAAGATCTGTATGGACGATAACGACTAAGCCATATAAGGAAGCTCACTTTGCTACATTTCCCAAAGATCTTATAGAGCCATGTGTATTAGCCGGTTGCCCAGAAGGTGGCACAGTGTTAGATCCGTTTGGAGGATCTGGAACAACAGCACAAGTTGCTAATGATAACCACAGAGATAGTATTCTCTGTGAGCTAAGCGCTGATTACATAGAGATTGCGAAAAAAAGATTACATGGCATGTTTACAGATATAACAGTGGAGACAACTAATGGTTGAGTTTATAGAAGTCATAGCGACAATAGTATTTAGCACTATAGCTGCATCCATAGTAATATTCATGTTGATACTAATTATTATGGATAAGGATTGATATGAGCCAGTGGAGAGGTGGTAAAGGATCGCGACAGCGTCCTATGTCGGTAGACAAGGATGAGTTCAATAGACGCTTTGATGAGATCTTCACAGGCCGCAAGGCAGAGCGCGCGATTAAAAATACAGAGGCCAAAGACAAGGATAATGATGACACTGCAAAGTGATAGTAGCGAAGCTACACACTGGTATGGAGATGTGTCCGGGCTGGGCATGTATGCAAAGATGTGCAGAGATGTGCGCAGATCTGGGATAAAAGGGTGGGGTAGAGTGCATAGTAATGGCTATGGCACCCTGTCGATATTTGGCTTACCTATGGGGTATTCTCTTATAGGTAGTGTTAGGTATATATAATAATAATAATATATATATAGATGGTTATACAGCACAACAATGACACCAGCACAGAGAACACTACAGGAAGTGTTTGGAAGCTGTACACTGCACTTGACACACTGAAGGTAAAATTATGAGCGAATTAAGATCCATAGACATTGGAACAAGCAGCGATAAGTATCACATTAAAGTCGTGGTTCTCAAGGTAAAGAATTACTCTGGAGTCGTGCGCAAATTGAAAGACAAGAATGTAGTGGCAATAGTTAAATTAGACGAGGGCAGTTTTATGGCCTTCATAGAGGAATAATATGGCAGATAGAGGAAGACCCAAGAAGGACAAGTCAGAGCTGGTAGAAACACCAGAACAATTTGAGAAGGACCAGGAGTATGGACTGACAGAAATGCAGGCCGGCTTCGTATGGCATTACACTGAAGGAGCATGTGGACAAACTGAAGCAGCTCGTAAGGCAGGCTACGAATTCCCAGCACAAGCAGCGAGCAAGTTCTTGAACGGCAAGGATCATCCCAACATCATCAAGGCTATTAGAATTAAACAAGATGAGCTGGCCGAGAAGTATGCCATCACTCCACAGAAGACTGGCACATTACTCTGGAAGGTAGCCGAGACTGCCTTCAAGAACAATCAATACAATGCAGTGGTTTCTGCTATCAAAGAGCTCAACCAACTCGCTGGCTTATCCATCAATAGATCACAGAATCTAAACATAAACGCTAACGTATCTGGCATGAATAAGGATGACATCCAGGAGAGATTAGCCAAGCTATTAGGCGCTGACATTGACGACTACAATATCAAGGACAAGTAACTAATCTAACTAAGTAATAAGGTGCTCGGCCGCTCGGCCTGCAAAAATACAGGAAAATTCACCCCGGAATAATAAAGCACCGCAGATCAGTGACTTACGCCTAAATATACGTGCACATTTACAATAGTATTATGATACCATGTGAGCACAGGGGTCACAGATACATACATTGGAGTCCCTAGAGGGCCTTTTTTACTGGGGATCGGCGACTAACCGGACCCCATACACCCATATATATCAGCAGCTCGTGACGTTGGTAGTTATAACTAGGTTAGGTACAGAGAATCACTAAAAATACTCATAGTTAATCCTGCGTGCTATAGTTTGCACATGACAACATATCCATATAAAAACCCAGCCCTCCAAAAAATCTCCAGGCAAAATTTTTTATGAAAAAAAATATCAAGATTAATCTACCTTTAGAGGTTTGGTACTCCAAGAATAAAAAATTTATTTTAAATTTGAACAACTACCGAAATGCCTATTTTCGCATTTTGTCTATGGCCAA